GATGTGGTACAATGGCTTCCTAAAACACACTTTGAAACTCCTTATATGGAGTTTACAGCGTGGTAATAAACTTAATTTGTATGAAAATACAAGGAGAAAAAGATGACTAAAACAATATTTAATTACGTAGTAATTGTAATGTGGATAATAGTAACTACAGTAGTAGGTTTTGATTTAATAGATAAAGTAAATCAAAACAATACAGCTATAGATAACTTAGAGATGAGACAACAAGCTTTATATGAGATAGAGTATCAACGTATGGAAAACCAATACATAGATGAAGCACCTATTCCTGCCCAAGCCGACCTTAAAAAAGAAGTTATGGAACAGCAAATGGAAACTGAAACTATTGAATAGCATGGAAGACTATGTTGATTTAAACACCGAGCAATACAGAAAGTTTAGTGCTTATGTTATGCAATTTAATTCTACAAATGATAATAAAATAGATTATGAAACTTTGTTTACAAAAAAACAATCGTTTAAAATAAGATTATTAAATAAAAATAAATCATTTATGGATACGATTTTGCTTGACATGGGGTAACATTTCTGTTACAATGCTCATATTAAAACGCCAATCCAAAGGAGGAATATTATGGCAGTATTAGAAGGAAAAGCCTACTGGGCTTCAGTAACTACACCAAACACTACGTTTGAGCCTGTGTATACAGTTGATTTAGTAGTAGATGATGAGGTTGCAAATAGTTTTGAGGCTCGTGGCTTCAAGATAAAAGACTTGTCTGTTAAAGATGATAATGGTGGGCAATCACCTGTTGGTAGAGCCTTAACAATAAAAAGAAAAGTAAATGGACCAAGTGGTATGGTGAGAAATGCACCTAAACTTTTTGATAAAGAGAAGAATACTATGGATGACGTAGTAGGTAATGGCTCTCATGTTAAAGTGCAATACAATGAGTGGGAAACCGACAATAAATATGGTAGCTTTAAAGGTTTGGACTTCCAAGCTATGCAAGTTATTGATTTAGTAGCACTAAAAACTCAAGATGGTGCTGAATTAAACCCGTTTGGAGACGGGGAGGAATTTTAATATGATTATTACGATTACAAATGACGAAGGTATTATATCTTATGATGTAAATACTATTAAAGATGATGGCATGAGAGCCAATGCTAGTGTTATGATTAGCAAAGTCTCACAGATTGAAGTCATTACAGAAGCTTTAAACTTTGCTGGTGCTACACATAGGGGTAATCTTGAAACCCTCTTGAAGGATGCTCCTGAAGCAGTGGTAGAGTCTGAAGAAGAAACAGTTGATGAAGATACTTCTAGCGAAGAAGACTAATTAACTTTTCATATCTCCATAAAGCCACTCTATTCAGGGTGGCTTTTCTATTTACAAGAGGGTAACTTATGCAACAAAGCACGTTTATAAAATATCATGTTCCTTGTCACGAATGTGGTAGCAAAGATGCAGTATCAGTCAACGCTGATGGTTCTGCAAAATGTTTTAGCTGTGACAAATTCTATTCTAACTATGAGGGCAACGTAACATCAATGGAAAAATATATAAAACAACCTACACCTATAGCTAACAAGCAACTCAATGCTCATGGTGGTATCTATGCAAAGCTTACTGATAGAAATATATGTAAAGAAACAGCAGAAAAGTATGGTGTCAAGGTAGTTTATGATGCGTCAGGGCAATTAGCTCAACATCTATATCCTTTTTACATTAACAATGAGCAGTGTGCTACTAAAATTAGATACGTTAGAGACAAGAAGTTTTCTTTTGACGGCTCAATACAAAACTCTGGACTGTTTGGTCAACACCTTTTCAAAGAGGGTGGCAAATACTTAACACTTGTAGAGGGAGAGTGTGATGCTATGGCTGCTTATGAATTACTAGGTAGTAAATGGGCAGTAGTTTCTATCAAACGTGGTGCAGCTGCTGCTGTTAAAGATGTTAAAGAAAGCCTTGAATATGTAGAAAGTTTTGACAATGTTGTCATTTGTTTTGACAAAGATAAAGCAGGTATCGAAGCAGCCCAACAGGTTGCGAGTATTATAAAACCGGGTAAAGCTAAGATAGTAACACTTCCTAATGGGTACAAAGACCCCAACGATATGCTTAGTCAAGGTAAACATGCAGACTTTACAAGGTCTTGGTGGGATGCACAAGTCTACACTCCAACAGGTATCATTAGGGTATCCGAGAAACAAAAAGAGTTTCTTAATAGAGAACGTAAACAAAGCGTACAATATCCTTGGGAAGGTTTAAATAAAAAGCTACTCGGTCTTAGAGCAGGTGAGTTAGTAACTCTTACAGGTGGCACAGGTCTTGGTAAATCTAGTATTACTAGAGAGCTAGAGCATTGGCTTATCAAAGAAACAAACGACAACGTAGGTATCATTGCTTTAGAAGAAGACTGGAAACGTACAGTAGATGGTATACTTTCTATAGAAGCAAATGATAAATTGTTTATTGATACTGTTCGTGATACTTACCCAGAAAAGAATTTAACTACTATGTTTGACAGGCTTTTTGCAGAAGACAGGGTCTTTATACATGCTCACTTTGGAGCTAACAATATAGATGCTATCTTTGCAAAGCTTAGATATCTTATTGTTGGTTGTGATTGTAAGTGGGTAGTCGTTGACCATCTACATATGTTAGTAAGTTCTATGCTTGATGGTGATGAACGTAAAGCTATTGACAGTATTATGCACAGACTTCGCAGTATGGTAGAAGAAACAGGAGCAGGTATAATATTAGTGTCTCACCTTAGAAGAATAGAAGGTAACAAGGGACATGAGAACGGAGTGAGTGTAAGTTTATCACATCTTCGTGGCTCAAATAGTATTGCTCAACTATCAGATTGTGTTATAGCTTTAGAAAGAAACCAACAATCAGAAGATGATTTAGAAGCACGAACAACAAAACTACGTATACTTAAGTCAAGATATACAGGAGATGTAGGGATGGCGTGTTCATTAGTATACAATAAAGAAACAGGCAGGTTATCAGAGTACGAGGATTTAGAAATATTAAACTCTAAAGACGAAGATATCATACCTTTTTAGGAGACAACATGGAATTAGTATTTGACATAGAAACAGACGGTTTAAAACCTACAGTTATATGGTGTCTCGTAGCTCAAGACGAACATGGAAAGTTCTATCATTTCTACGAAGATACACTTGATGAAGGAATTAAATTCTTACAGCAAGCAGATAGACTTATAGGTCATAACATACTTGGCTACGACATACCTGTAATTAAAAAGTTAATGGGTGTAGACCTTTATGACCCTGATAAAGTAATAGATACTCTTGTTTTATCTAGACTACTTAACCCTACAAGAGAGGGTGGACATAGTATAGCTAAGTGGGGTCCAAAATTAGGGCTACCTAAGTTAGACTCACCCGAATGGTCTTCCTTTACAAAAAAGATGTTAACTTATTGTGAAAGAGATGTAGATATAAATTATAAATTATTTAATTATTTAAAGAAACAAAGTATTGGGTTTTCAAAAGAGTGTATAAACTTAGAACATAAAGTTACACATATTCTAGAAGAACAAAAACAAAATGGTTTCTTATTTAATGATGAAGAAGCTATCTTTTTAGCATCAGAACTTAGCTTTAAGTTACACCAAACAGAAACAAAAGTTCACGAAACATTCAAACCTATTTGGATAGAGACTAAAAAAGTTAATCCTAAGTTAAAGAAAGATGGTAAACTTTCTAAACAAGGGTTGACAGGACAAGAATATTTAGATATAATAGAGGGACGTTTGCCAAACAAACCTTTCATGAGAAAAACTTTACAAGAGTTTAATCTAGGTTCAAGGAAACAAATAGGAGAAAGACTACTAGAGTTAGGTTGGAAACCTATTAAGTTTACACCAACAGGGCAAGCGATTGTAGACGAGAACACACTTAAGAAAATTACTCACATAAAAGAAGCAAGGTTAATAGCAGACTTTCTTTTATATCAAAAAAGATTAGCACAAGTTCACTCATGGATAGATGCAGTAGCAGATGATGGTAGAGTTCATGGTTCTGTTATATGTACCGGTGCTATCACAGGTCGTATGGCTCACAGAGGTCCTAATATGGCACAAGTACCTGCTGTTTATAGTCCTTATGGTAAAGAGTGTAGGTCTTGTTGGATTGTACCAAAAGGGTACAAGCTTGTAGGTATAGATGCAAGTGGTTTAGAACTTAGATTGTTAGCACACTATATGGCTGACGAGGATTATATAAATGAAATTATCAACGGAGACATTCACACAGCTAACCAACAGTTTGCTGGACTTAAATCAAGAGATGAGGCAAAAACTTTCATCTATGCACTCATTTACGGGGCAGGAGATGAAAAAATTGGAAGCATCATTAAAGGAAATAGAGCAGATGGTAAGCGATTGCGAGAACGGTTTCTTACTGGTCTACCAACACTTAGAACTCTTAAGAAACGAGTTGATAGAGCTTCAGAAAAGGGCTACCTTAAAGGGTTAGATGGTCGTAAGATTTTACTAAGGCATAAACATGCTGCACTTAATACTTTACTACAAGGTGGAGGTGCTATAGCTATGAAGAAAGCTTTAGTTTTACTAGAAGATAAATTAAAACTTAATGGATTAGATGCAATGTTTGTAGCAAATATACATGACGAATGGCAGTTGCAAGTACTTGAAAGCCAAGCAGATTTTGTAGGTAGACTAGGAGTAGAAGCAATAGAAAAAGCAGGACAACATTACGAAATGAGATGTCCTTTAACAGGCGAATATAAAATAGGAGACAGTTGGTATGAAACCCATTAAAGATTCAACAAGTAGGAAAGGAGATTTTGCAGAGTATTATGCCGTAACATGGTTATGGGATAAAGGATATGAAGTATTTCAAAACGCAGGTTGTTCAGGACCAGTTGATTTGATTGCTATTAAAAATAATAAAACAACTTTAATAGATGTAAAGACTTTATATTCAAGACCTGATAGAGAATCAAATTGGAAAACAGGTAAAAATTTACTTCCTTCAAACCCGAGAACAAAAAAACAAATAAAAATGGGAGTTCAATTATTAACTTTTAACCCCCGTACAAGAGAACTAAGATTCGTGGAGCACACTAAATGAAACCGATTAAAAAAGATAGAAAGAAATTTGATATAGATTTAGCTTATGGTACAGTTAGAGAAGAAAAAATAGCAGACATGCTAACTAATAAAAAGATAGAAGTTAAATCTGAAAAAGATTTATGGCAGAAGTCAGGTAACATTTGTATTGAGTATGAGTCTTGGGGTAAACCTTCAGGCATACGAGCTACTGAGTCTGATTACTGGTTTCATAATCTATGTGTAGGTAACAATGAATTTTGTACCCTTGTATTTAAAACAGATGTTCTTAGAACAATCGTAGACAAACTAGACACATTTAAAACTGTAAGTGGTGGTGACCATAAAGCAAGTAGAATGTTTTTAGTTAACTTACAAAAACTATTTTCATCAGATGTAATCAAAGCTTTTAAGGAGGCAGATAATGACAGCAAAAAAACTAAGTAGTTTAGTCCCTGACATTTATGCAATTTTAGACTCATTAACAGATGGAAATGAGTTAAATATTTCTGATGAGTCTTATGAAGAGTTTGGTAAAGAAATGGCTGATGCTCTTAAACATTGGGCTACCCCTCAAGATAGAAGTTCTAAAGCAGTTCTTAGGATGTCTAACATAGGTAAGCCTGAAAGAAGACTGTGGTTTGATGCACATACTAAGTCGGACACAACAGAAAAATTAGCACCTAACACACAGATTAAATTCTTGTATGGACATTTACTTGAGGTGTTGGTTTTGTTTTTTGTTAAATTATCTGGACACAATATAACCTCTATGCAAAAAGAAATTACAGTCAAAGGTATCAAGGGACACATGGATTGTAAGATTGATGGACAGGTTGTTGATGTTAAGACAGCTTCGGGTTATGCCTTTAAGAAATTTAGAGACGGAACTCTAGGTGAAGATGACCCCTTTGGATACCTTGCTCAGTTAGCTGGGTATGAGGCAGCAGAGGGAACGAGTGAAGGTGGCTTCTTGGTTATGAACAAAGAAACAGGAGAGCTTTGCACTTACATACCTGATGACATGGAGAAACCTAACATAGTTTCTAGAATAAAGAACGTAAAAAAATCAGTAGTGGCAGACACTCCACCTGATTTTTGTTATGAAGATGTAGCCGAAGGACTATCAGGTAACATGAAACTAGCTAAAGGATGTGGTTGGTGTCCTCACAAAATAGAATGCCATAAAGGGGCTAACGATGGGCAGGGGTTAAAAGCGTATAGCTATGCTAAAGGTCCTGTATATTTTACAAAAGTTGTTAAAGAACCAAAGGTTGAGGAAATACTAATATGAGTGGAAAGAAATCAAAACAAATAAGAAAATTATCAGAACAGTTTGTGGTCACGTGGTTAAAAACTATGCTTGTTGATGAAGAACAAAAGAAAGTAACTGTGAATAATTATAAAAAATATTTACCTGAAGACACACACTTTTATGCTAACAATAAATTGATGGTATCAGCGTACACACCAAGATGGTTTGGTAGTTTAATTAAAAAAGTTTTAAAAACTAAAAAATTAAAAGACATTACTTACTCGGATGTTAGCTAATGGTAGGCTTTAGAAAACCTAGAAAGGTTAGACCTAAAGAAAAAAATATTCCTAAAGGGTATGACTCTAAGTGGGAACATACTTTACATACAACTATTTTACAGCAATGGGAACACCACACAAACAAAGTTCCTTACATAGTAGAACATAAGTATGAGCCTGACTTTGTAAAAAAGATTGGGGCTATAGAATATTTATTAGAAGCTAAAGGAAGATTTTGGGACTACCAAGAATACAATAAATATATATGGGTTCGTAAGGCATTAAAACCTAATCAAGAGTTAGTGTTTTTATTTTTAAGTCCTTATGCTCCTATGCCACAGGCTAAGAAAAGAAAGAACGGAACTAAACGAAGTCATGCTGAGTGGGCAGAGACAAATAATTTTACATGGTACAGTGAAGATACTTTACCTGACAACTGGAGAGATGATGAATTATAAATTTAATGAAGACAATACATTAAAACAAATAGAAAGATATATTAATAATACTTATGAGCAACACTATGCTTATGGAGAGTACCAAGCAACTGATGTTATCTTTGATAACGGACATGGTGATGGTTTCTGTATGGGTAATATTATAAAGTATGCTATGAGGTATGGTAAAAAACCTGACCCTGAAACTATGGAAGATAAAAACCAAACAGACTTGCTAAAGATTATACATTATGCTATAATGGCTATACATTTACAGGACATAGCAGATGATTGAAGACAAGATAGGAACTAAGCCTTACTTAGGAATTGAAATAGACTACGATAAAGAAAAAACATTTGATAAATTTAGTCTCGACACATTAAAAGATAGATATTTTTGGGAGAAAGAAACACATGCACAAGAAGCATTCGCAAGAGCCTCCGTTTTCGGAGCAACCTTCAAAGGGGAAACAGATTTTGAGTTGGCTCAAAGACTTTATAACTACAGTTCCTCTCGTTGGTTCATGTTTAGCACTCCTATACTTAGTAACGGGGGAACAAGTCGTGGGCTTCCTATCAGTTGTTTCCTTAATTATGTTCCTGACAGCAGGAGTGGTTTATCTGCTCACTATGACGAGAACATATGGTTGGCTAGTTCAGGTGGAGGCATTGGTGGATATTGGGGCGATATTAGGAGCAATGGTATTTCAACTGCTCATGGCAGTCGTTCTACTGGCTCAATTCCTTTCATGCATGTCGTAGACTCACAGATGCTAGCCTTTAATCAAGGCACTACAAGACGTGGAAGCTATGCAGCTTACATGGATATAAGCCACCCTGAGATTGAAGAGTTTATTAACATGAGAAAAGAGTCAGGTGGTGATATAAACAGAAAAAATCTTAATCTTCACAATGGTATAAACATAACCAACACATTCTTACAGGCTGTTGAGAAAGATGAAGACTGGAGATTGATAGACCCTAAGACTAACGAAGCCGTGAAGATAGTAAACGCTAGAGATATATGGTGGCAGATTATACATGCAAGAGCAGAGACAGGTGAGCCTTACATGATTAACATAGACACATGTAATGACGCACTACCACAAAAACAAAAAGATTTAGGTTTAAGAATTAGACAGAGTAACTTATGCTCGGAGATTACTTTACCTACTAACGAGGAAAGAACAGCAGTATGTTGTTTATCCTCAGTAAATTTAGAACACTTTGATGACTGGTCAAAGAACGATAATTTTATACAAGATTTAATAACCATGCTTGACAATGTACTACAACATTATATTGATAACGCAATAGACACAACGCAATTAGGAGAATACAATGCAAATTTTAAAAGGTTTCAAAAATATGTTAAGGAGGGCAAAGAAGGGTATACAAAATCTGCCTACTCAGCGTATAGAGAACGGAGTCTTGGACTTGGTGCTATGGGTTTCCATGCTTATCTCCAGTCTAGGAACATACCTTTCGAAGGTATATATGCAACTGGTTTTAACCACAAAGCATTTACTTACATCAAAACCAAAGCAAAAGCAGCTACTAAAGAATTGGCTGCTGAAAGGGGCGAAGCTCCTGACATTCATGGTACTGGTAATAGGAATGCTAATCTTCTTGCTGTTGCTCCTAACGCTAGTAGTGGTATCATTTGTAGTGGGACTTCTCCTAGTATTGAGCCTTACAGGGCTAACTGCTATACTCACAAAACTTTATCCGGAAGCTATCAAGTTAAGAATAAATACTTAGAAAAACTTTTAAAGTCTAAAGGATTAAAAGGAAAAGAACTAGAACAGATTTGGAAAGACATATCAGCTAACGAAGGTTCAGTACAACAGTTAGATATATTAACTGATGATGAAAAAGAAATCTTTAAAACAGCTAATGAGATAAATCAAATATGGATTGTAGAACACGCTTACAAAAGACAAGAGTTTATTTGTCAAGCACAGTCAGTAAATTTATTCTTTACTCTACCGAAGTCAACAGAACCTCAAGAGATACACGATGCTTATATGCAGTATGTGAGTGATGTTCATTGGTATGGTATGAATAAATTAAAATCGTTGTATTACTTTAGAACTAATGCAGCACGTAATGTAGAGAATGTAAACACCAAAGTTCCACGTATAAGATTAGACGATGTGGAATGTATCGCCTGTGAAGGGTAAGGAAAAGTTATGAGTCTATTAAAAACTAGAGATTACTACAAACCGTTTGAGTACCCGTGGATGTACGAGTACTATAAACTACAAAACCAAATGCACTGGATGCCTGAATCTGTACCGTTACATACAGACGTAAAAGATTGGCAGGACATTACACCAGAAGAAAAGCATTTACTTACACAGATATTTAGATTGTTTACTCAATCAGATGTTGACGTAGCTTCGGGCTACATAGATAAGTATATGCCTATCTTTAAAAAACCTGAAGCAAGAATGATGATGAGTTCTTTTGCTAACATGGAATCAATACATCAAGATGCCTACAGCTTACTACTTGATACAGTTGGTATGCCTGAAATAGAATACAAAGCTTTCTCAGAGTATGAAGAGATGTCTGATAAACATGATTATGTTGGGTCGTTTAAACCTCTTAAGTCTGATAAAAGAACTATAGCTAAAACACTAGCAGTTTACTCAGCTTTTACAGAAGGACTACAACTCTTTAGTAGCTTTGCTATCCTCCTTAACTTTCCTAGGTTTGGTAAGATGAAAGGTATGGGACAGATTGTTACTTACTCTATAAGAGATGAGTCAATGCACGTTGAAGCTATGACTAAATTGTTTAGAGAATTTATACAAGAGAACATAGAGATATGGACTGACGATTTTAAAGCAGAGCTATATCAAATATGTAGAGAAATGGTAGAGCTTGAAGATAAGTTCTTAGACTTAGTGTTTGAGATGGGAGACCTACAAGGTCTTACAAAGAAAGATATGTATGCTTACAACAGATACATTGCTGATAGAAGGTTACTTCAACTAGGACTTAAAACAAACTATGACCAAAAAGAAAATCCTTTAGGTTGGATTGATGAGGTTATGGGTGTTGAACATCAGAACTTCTTTGAAGGTCGAGCTACTAGTTATATGAAAGCAGGTTTACGTGGTAAACAAAATGATGTAACTTTTGCAGGGATAGATTAATGGCTAAAACAAAAAGAACAGAAGCTAAACTTTTAAGCTATGCTTTATTTTATGATAAAACTGGTAAGTTAGTTACTGAAAGAACTACAACAGACATAACTAGTTTAGAAAAATTCTTAAGTAAAGAAGAGTATAATACTTTAAATACTGTTATACGAGAAGCAACTGGTAAATTAGATAGTGTTCATTCTTATATAGAAAACTATTTAAGTGCCCGTGTTATGACTGAAAGATAGTATAAATTTCTATGTTTTTTCTTTACTTTTAATATGTATAGGTTTTAAAAATGTTAAGGACACGTTACTTTTTATTAGAGTGTCGTGTCTTATTACTTTATCCTCATAGTTATTTAAGTTTATGGAAGCACGAAAAATTAGTTCGTCTGATAAACTACCTACAGAAAAACACACAACAAGTGCACACCAAAAAGCTATACACCAATTACAATTACGTATTGTTTTATGGCTTTTAAATGTAGGGACTACTTTCATTATTTACCTTTAACCAAGCTTCCACCAAAATACATACCTATAACAGCTGATACTAAATTAGTATCTAACTGTGTTATTACAAGCCCTTGAAAAGTTATCCACTCAAATATTTCTCTACCTTCTTTAAAAAACATAAATCCCGGATTCCAGTTAGTATAACCAACAGTAACAGCTACATCAGGGTAGTACACAGCTACAAGTTTAGGTAGCAATACAATAGCAAACACAGATGTTAGTGCTATAATTCTTCTAGTCCAAGCAAAGCCTGTATCTTTCAAACCGTGGTTAAGTGATTGTTTCCTTGACTTCATATCAAACTCACCACGAGTTATAAGAAGTTTTTGTGCTTCTGCTTTAGCCTTACGACTCTCAGCCCATACACTCATAACCCCACCAAGTACAGTAGAGGCTAACATAGTTATTATTTCAAAAGGAAATCCCATATTAATTTTTAATAAGGTTTGAAGCTTCTTCTAAACGATTTACAATACCACTAACTTTCCCACCTTTGTCAGCAATTTTTTTATGTTTACGATATTCTTTATGGTTTAATAATTCTGTAGCAGCAGCTTCGTATTTTTTTTCGTTAAATAATTTAACCCAAGTATGATTTTTTTTCATATCACCTCTATATCCTAAAGACATTAAAGCTTTTTGTTTATCTTCAGAAAGATTATCAAAATTAGGAATTTTTTCTTTAACTCTCTGCAGTTGAACTTTATATGTTTCTTTAAAAGATTGACCCATAAATTCACCTGTTTGACCAGCACCGCTTGTTAAGATATTTTTAGTATCTTTATATTTACCCTCAACAAAACCTTCCTCACTAACCACATACTTTTGTAAAGTATTTAAACTGCCTTCACGTTTAACTACTTCTGCAACAGCATCAGAACCATAATATTTTTTAGGTGTTGAAGAACCTCCGCCTTCTGTAAATCCTAACCTTGCCATCTGGTCTGAGTAAGGTTTACCTGTAACAGGATTTATTCTGTCAGCAGGGTCTTCTTCTACATTAGGAACTAACCCACCAGTTTTATAATTTTCTCTTAAGTCTTCTTTAATTTCTTTTACTTTTTTTCGTTGTGTTTTATAGTGTTCAGGATTATAATATATAGGTAACTGTGACATTTGTGAATCTATAGTATTAACATCTAAAAGTACTTTTAAAAAAACATCTATGTTTCCATTTGTTTTATCTATAAGAGAAGCTTTCATGTCATCAGTTAAACCTAAAGGTTGAAATGTTTCAGAAAAAAAAGGAATTTTATCTTTTCTTGATAATCTTGATTCTTGAAGAACAGCTAATGGTTCTAGTTCAAAAGCTTTAAGAGACTTTGTTAGTTTATGAAACTTAGCAGTTTCTTGATAGTATCTATTATTTATATCTAAATATTTATTAGTAAATTTATCTGCTTCTAAAGTACCATCTATACCATCAAACAACTCCTTTCTAAGAGTTGATTTTTTAGTAACAAATTGATTAGCTTTCATTTTATACATATTACTTATGTATTCTGGGTTTAAAGGTTGCATACCCCAGCCTGTAACAAACTTCATAAAAGCTTGAGCTTCATAGATGTCTTGGTCAAAAGATGTTTTATCTGTATCTGCTGTTAATGTTTTATGTAAATCTCTTGCTCTAGTAATAGAACCCGGTGTAATGCTTTCTGTCATATTAGAAAGTAAAATTGAAAGGTTGTTTGTGTTAAAAATATTACCAGCAAAAGTTCCTGTGTCTTGAAATCTATTTTTATTATAAGCATTTTTTATTGCTTTACCTTCTATAGTTCTACCACCCCTATAAAAGAAGTCACCTAATTGTTCTTGTATAATTGATTCACCTAAAAAAGGAGAAACAGTTTCACTAAGAACAGTTGTCATTATTTCTTGTGCTAGTCCTTCTTCATCTATATTATCTGCATCTAAATATTTATTAATTAAAACTTGAAAAGGTTTTTTAGGGAAATCATAAGCGTCCCAGCTACTTAAATTAGCTACTACAGGAGAACCATCAGGAGCAACACTTACAACTACATTAGAGTTTTGCATATAGTCTGGTAAAAAATCTTTAGCTGCGTCAACTAATTCTGTAGTAAAACCAGAAGCAACTTGACTTACTTTTTCAGCTCCTTTAGCTCCTACTCCAGCCATAACTGTAAAAGCAACTAATCTTTTTTGTCCTCTTTTTATAACTTCTTGTCCAGCAAGTACGTCTCCGTCTTTTTTCATTTGACGACCTAGCTTAACTTCTTTAATCCCATTCATAACAGAGTTTCCTGTTATTCTAACTGACTCAGCCATGAATGAAAAGAACCTTCCAAAGAAAGGAGTTCTTCTTAAGTCTTGTAATAGTTCAGGTACTAAATCATAATTAGGTAAAGTATCTCTAACCATTTTAGCTGCTCTTTCTTTTAATTCTTGTTCAGTCATCTTATACTTAGAGCCATCAACAAGCTTGTCATTCATTTGTTTTAAGTAATCTGTTTCTCTTAAATACATATTTATTTTAAAGAAATCATCTTCAGCTACGTAAGCATTCTGAGCTTTTTCACCTAATTTTTTAAGACCTGTTTTATCAAAAACCCAATCTAACTTACCAGATACAAAACCCTTTTTCATTTTACCTAAATCATTAGCTAAACCTTTTAAATCTCTAGCTACTACACCTTTGTTTAAAAGACCTAATGAACTTAACTCTTCGTGAAATTCTTGTAGTTCTCTATCATTAGAAGTTTTAGCTCTTAAAAGTTTTACAATTTTTTTAGTTTCTTTTATACTAAAAACATTTACTCCGTTAGCTAAAGACATTTGAACACCACCCGCTACATTTTTAACGTGAGTAGTATGAGACCAAACTGTTTTAGAAGCTTGTGATAAACCTTTTAACATAAGGGCATTACGATAAGTTCCACTAAGAACATTATCTCCAGCTAACCAACTTTCTGACGTTTTTTTATAGTCAGAAAAATATTTCCAAAGTTCTTTTGTAGTATGTCTACCTGATAAATTACCAAATCCTTCAGGTATTAATTCTTTAAAAGCTCCTTCTGGTTCTTCTCTAAAATAAATACCAGCACCGCTTTCAAAAGCGTCATCATAAAATTTAACATTTTCTACATAATTAGAAAGTTTAGCTGTTGAATGAATAAAAGATTGTATAGGGTCTTCTATTTCTCCCATTAATCTTCTTAGCTCATTAGGAATTTGTTTACGACCTTTTAAAATTTCTTTTCTAACGCGTTCAAATTTATCTATAGAAGAACCTAGTGAACTTCCTTGTCTTACATCTAATATATCATCTATCTCTGCTTTAACTTGTGTTAATATTTCATCAGCATCTAACTTTGGATTAGATTTTTTAAGTGCTGCTGTTAAATAAATTTCAGCATCTTTTAATACACTTGTTGTAGGAATATAATTAGGGTCTTCAAATAATTTGTATGAACGTCTAACATAAAAACCTAACTGGTCTCTATACATTTCTTGTTGCTTTGCTGTAAGTGTTCCACTATCTATCATAGCTTCAGTTAAATCATCTTGAAGTTTTCTAGCATTTCTTAAAGGTTCTCTTAATACTTCAGGTAGTTTATTTAACTCTTTTTCAAAAGTTTGTTTTTGTCCTTTACCAACTGACAGACCACGCTTACCTCCAACAATAGTAGGAGTTCTAAAATCTGTGTAGAGTACAGTATTTATTTGCTCTAATAACTTTTCTTTGTTTTTAAATTTACCTTTAGATAAATTTTGTACTACATTTTCAATAGCTACTTGTGCGTTAAAACCTAAGTTTGCTATAGTATCATCCCAAGATTCTTTTTTATTTTCAGATTTTAAATACTTTTCATGTAGTTCTCTAGTTCTATTTCCTCTAGTAGTTAAAAGTTTTCTTCTCCAAGACTCCATAGTTCTAGCTAAAGAACTTTCACTAAACATTAAACTAGTTTTAAATCCAAATTTACTTATAATGGGTCCGGGTTTAAGAGCATTTACATCTCCTTCACTCACAACTTTTCCATCTGCAATATCTTTTTTTCTATGTTTTAATGCTAATCTTTTTTGAGCTTTGTTAAGTTCAGTACTGTCTTCTATACCTTTAAAAAATTTATCTATAGATTCTTGTCCGCCTTGTTTAACTTCTTTTAACATTTCTATAAAACCTTCCCCACCTTCTTTAATTTTTTTCAAAGATAATTGACCAACTTTAGTTAAGCCTGTTACATTACTAATAACACCAGCTCCTTTAAGTGTTCCAATAAAAGCTCCTGTTAAGACTAGTCCTTCACCTAATAACTTTAATCTTTTTTCTAACTCATTATCATTTGTGTCTGTACTAAGAAATTCTTTTAAACTTTGAAAGTTTTTTGAGTCTGCGGGAATTGCATCTGCTATATATTGCACTAATATATCTTCATTAGGATTAAAAGCTACCTGTGTAGCAACTTCACCAGATACTAAACCTTGTTTAAAGCCTTGAGAAGGTGCAAATTTTTTAAGATTTGAAGGTAAGTATTGTTTAAGTTTTGAAGGTGCTTCTCCAATATTTTTAATAGCTTTAGTTTTACCAGCTCCTAACATTAATGCTACAAATCCACCCATTTCTCTAGTTAGTTCTTTACCAAAACCGTCTGGACTTTTAGCTATAGGCATTGGAGGTCTATCACCTCTGTCTTCCATACGAATATTATCTTCACCTAATGCAAAGTTATAAAAAGTTTTTAATTTTTGATTAACTGCATCATCTAAAGCATACTCAGCTTTGTCAGAAAGTGGTTGGTAAAAAGGATTTAAAGCTTTGTTAGCTTTACTAACTAGTTTATCTTTATTTTTAAAATCAGGTATGTTGTCTGCTATTTTTTTTACAGGCTCTAGGTCTCTCATCATTCTATAAAGGTCTGCTGTTTCATTTACAACACGTGTAGCTATTCCCGGCATAGTTCTTTTAAATTCATCAGCTGGATTTTTATCGTACGCCTCAAAATTTAAATTATATTTTGACCTAAGTTTTTCTTTTTCTTCTTCAGATAAAGTAACACCATTTTTTAAAAGTAATTTACCTTCATCATCAAAAGAATATTTTTTTTCTAACATATTATTCTGTTGGATTATTATAAGCGTCTAAATACCCTTGGTATCCTGCAGTTAACGCTGCAGTTTTAGCCATTAGATACTCACTTTGAGTTTTATATCTGTACGTTTTATTTTCGTCATAGGTATCGGTCTCTCTTGCATATTCTTCAATAGTTGGATTGATAAGTGCAGCTTGATAAGGGTCTGCAAAACTATCAGCAACAATATTAAACATTTCAGCGTTTATTTTTCCTATACCTGCTACTGCAATAGCCCTTTCGAACCGTCTTACATCAGCTGACATTGGATGTTTTTCTTTGGTTGTGTAATTACCTGCGGCTATATCTTGGTCTATTAACTTTTCTAAATCAGCTAACTCAAAAATATCAGACCTTAATTTTCTTGACTCAACATTATCTACTTTATTTGCTGCATCTAAATTATTTGCTTTTCTTAAATAATAATTTACATAAGTGGCATCGTCTGCAGTAGGAGTAGTTTTTTTATTATTCTTTAACTTCCACTCTGTATCAAACGCTCTATTAATTCTATAATTATTTTCTATTATAGCATCAAAGTTTGTTTGAGTTCCTATAATATGTAAGTCTAGTTCATTTCGAGTATAAACTTTAGCTTCACCGTTATCATTTGTTTCTGAAAGAGTACGTATAGCTTTTTGTCTAGCTATATTATCATTGCCCATTTCTGATATAATGTACTTTGCACCTTCAGTATGTGTATAAGTAAAGGTATCTTCGTCAAAAGATTTTGAAGGTATTTGTTCTTCTTTAGTAAAAGCAACAGGGTCTAATAAAAAATCATAGACACTACGCGTTGCAGTTTGTTTTTTAGCTTCTTCAGTAGCCGGTGTTAATATATCTTTTTTACCAAATTTATTTGTAAACTTATCCCAACCATTGTGTATTAAACTTAAATTTTTAGAAGAGGCAGCTTCTTCTGCTCTGCCATCATAGTAATCTTCAAAAGGTTTAAAGAATACTTCTTTAGTCATTCTTTTATCTTCAAAGTTACCACTCTTAATTAAACTTTCATGGTTTTCTATTAAAGCTTTTTCGTATTCTTTTATTTCTTGTTCTTTTGTAGCTCTAGAACTTTTATTATTAGGATTTAATTGAAAATAATTAGGATGTTGTTTATTAAACGCTGTAGTAGCTGTATTATAAAAATAAGAAGGATTTTCTATATACTTTTCATTATTTGTCATTAAAGTATCATACTTTTTATGTTTAGCATTCATGTTAGCCATTTCAAAAACTTTTTCTTTTTCAATTTGTTCTAAGTTTTTTAGAACTTTCTTTTCCATGTTTTTTTGTTTTGTACCTACAATAAGCTGACCTAACATTAAGTTTCTTATTTTATTACTGTCTTTAGATTTACTTGAAAAATAACTTTGAGCTATATCTTGCCAGCTAGACTTGTTTTCTTTACCTAATAAATTTTTAAAATCTATCATCTTATACCTCTTCTTTAGCTAATAAGCTTTGATTTGTTTCTTGTTCTACTTTTTGTAAAATAGAAGGTTCTATTGTAGTTTCTTCTATTACTTTTCTAACTTCTGTTGGGACTGATTGAGGACTTACTCTACTAGCTGCTAGTTTTCTTGCAGACTCTAATGAACCTACTCCTTTTTCTATTTTAGCTAAAGCTTTATCACCTAATATTTCTTCTTCATTATTATCGTCAGCATCCATTCTATAATCTATGTCTGCTTTTTCTGCAAGAGCCATAATCATAAACATTACTGGCTCAAGTAATAAAACCATTAAGTCAGGATTCCATTTACCTTCTGTAAAACCATTATACAGTGTTATAGATGCAATGTCAATAACACCTACACCTTTACTTAAAGATAATAAAATATTAGCTGTTGTTTCAGGGACTGTTAAAATTTCAAACACAGCATACATTGCTTCACGTGCGTTAGTAAACTCAGTTGGTTTTTCCCAGTTATATTTTTTGTCTGGAGAATTAGTTAAACTTTGTCCGGGAATAGCTTTCCCTCTTTCTAATCCTTGTTGAATAAAATTCATTGCTTGTTCTGTTGCCATTGTATTATCCTATGTTCTTATTGTTGGATTAGGAAGAGGTTGGTACATATGTTGTATATGATTAGGAGAACCTGTTCCATATAAAGTTTGATTTGCCATATCTGTATAACTTTTTATGTTTGTTAAACCAAGACCGTTTAATTGTGAAGTCATATCTCGCATATGAGCTACTTGAGCTTGTTCTGATAAAGGTTGTCCCATTACCTGTCCACCGCCACCAGTCTGCTCTTCTTGAGGATTAAAGTAATTAGAAATTGCTCCTGAACCTACAGTTTTAATAGTGTCTGGAACAAAGTCTCCTTTAATATACTCACGTGCGTCAGTTACTTTTTCTTTTGTAAACTTTTTAGTACTATCAAAAGTGTTACTAGCAAACCTGTTTATTTTTTCTCCAACAGTTGCATCTGTAGGTAACCTTGCATATTCTGAGGGATTGTTAACAGCGTCCATAAAAGTAGAACCTTCTTTAGGTGTTAGACGATTAGTTTCAAATATGTTGCCTTTTTCTACAAATGCATCTGTACTAAAATCTATAGGTTGTTCATTTAAAGTTTTAAAAACATCTGCATTTGTTTGACTTAAAATTTGTTCACTATTAGCTGAAGCATCAATAATTAAATCTGTAGGAGAAGTAGCAAGACTAGGTGCTGTCTGACCGCTTTTTACTAAATTTTCTGATTTACCAATAAAGTCATTAGTTAAGTCCATTCTTGACATAGCTTTTTCATTTAATGTACTATCTAAATTACTAGTTAATGCTTCAACTCCTTTAGCTGTTTTTGATTCTAATGTTATAGCTGCATCTTTAGCAAGAGCACTGGTTGTACCTAATGATTCTGCTTCAACTGCTGTCCCTGCTGCTTCTGCTGCTTGTGCAGTCAGTTCAGATGCTTTAGTAGCAACATTCGTTGACGCAGCCGACCCTTTTCCAAACAAACTTTGAGTCCACCCTGATAATTGTTTAGCAGCAGCACCCATTACAAAGTATAAACCAACCATACCTACAATTTTACCTAGTTTAGCACCAAAAACTTTCTTTAATTTTTTGTTTACTTTTCTACCTATTTTTCTTAAAAATCCCATAATATTTTTCCTATGTTGTGTAACTTGAATTTGAAACTAAGCTAGTTAATAAAGCTAACATGTATGCGTCATACTGCTCACCAGCTTTACCTTCGTTAGCTATAGCTGTTGATATTATTTGTGCTTTTCTGTTTTCGTCATTCTCACCACTTCTAAAATCAAAATCTGCTTGGTCTCTTAGTTCTTGCCATAAGTAAGATTGTGACTGCATGGTCATACCATAAGAATTCTGTGCGTTCTGTGCATTAATTTGATTTTGAGCAGCAGTATTAATTGTATTAGTTTGTCTTCTCCATTGTACATTAGATGCTTCAACAGCAGCTGAGTTTTGTGCGTTCCAATTATTTCTTGCAAAGTCTTGTTGACTATTAAACTGGTCAACTTGTGTTAGTAACTGTGCATTAAACTTTTCAGTTTCTGCTTCTCTACCAGCTCGTCTAGCTTCTGCTGCGTTTTTTTGTGTAGCGTTAAATTGTCCCATTGCATTAGTTTGAGAAGCATTATATTGGCTCATTTGTGCACTAAGATTAGTCATAAATGTATCTGCTTGTTGTTGATTAGCTGCACCAAATTGTTTTGCAGCGTTAGAAGAAGCTTGGTCAGACAATAATCTTTGTTGTTCTTGTTGAGCTTTCATCATGTTAGCTTGTTGATTATTATTAAGATTAGCCATATCCATAGTTAAAAAGCTTTGAGCATTTGTAACTGCTAATCTTTCTTGAGTAGATAAGTTTGCTAAATCTAAAGATGCCATAGCTGTAGCATCTTGCATAATTGCTTGTTGTTCAGCGTTCATATTAGTAAGAGCTACAGTTTGCATAAACTTACTATTAGCTAATTCTGTTTGTTGTGCAGCACTAAAGTTTGCCATGTCCATACCAGCATTGACCTGTGCTTTATTCATTGCAGCTTGTTGGTCATTACTTAATTCTGCTAACCCTAGTTGCTGTGCTAACTGTGCATTAGTCTGAGCAGCAGCCATACGTTTATTTAAATCTGCTAACTCAAATTGATTTTCAGCTGACATACTTTCACTATCAGCTTGATTCTTAGAAGTTAAATTAGCTAAAGAAACTTTTTCACTTGTACTAAGCTTTGCCATGTCAGCATTTTGTAGTAGTTGTTGATTTTGAGAAAGAACTTGAACAGTTGTATTTAGTTCTTGCATTCTAAATCTATTGTCTTCTGTAAAGTTAGCTGCATCTGCTGCACTTTTTTCAGAAAGCATAGCAAGTTCCATTTGCTGTTCATTGCCCAAGTTAGCTAAGTCCATTTGTTGTGCTAGCTCTGCATTACCTTTTCTAAAATTTACTAAGTTTTGTAAGTTAGTTAATCTCATTTGTTGTTCAGAACTCATGTTAGCTCTAGATGTAGTATTACGTTCTGATAACTCAGCTAATTCTACTTTAAGTTTAGAATCTAAATTAACTTCTTCCATACGTGCATTAAGTTCTGCTTGTCTTGTAGACCTTTGAACTACAGCGTTTAACTCAGATAATCTAAATTGATTATCAGTTGTAAAGTTTGCAGAGTCTGCTGCGGCTTTTTCTTGTAACATAGCAAGTTCAACCTGCTGTTCATTAGACATGTTAGCCAAGTCCATTTGCTGTGCAAAGTTAGCATCAGTTTTTCTAAAATCTATTAAAGTTTGTAATTCTGTAAGACGTTCCGTATTTTCTGCTGTCATTGTATCTTTAGCAGCTGCATTCATTTCAGAAACTCTTTGCATCTCAACCTGAAGCTCACCCGAAAGCATAGCTTTTTCCATATCTTGATTCAAATCTGCTTGACGCATTACTTTATTTACTTGAGCATTATATTTAGTTAATCTAACTTGTTGGTCAGCATCTAACTGTTTACCGGCTCTTGTACTTTCTGCTTGTAAGTTAGCTAAGTCCATTTGGGCATTAACACTTAAAGTAGAAACTATTACCTGTTGTCTCTGAGATGATTCTTGTTGAGCACGTTGTTGACCCATCTGAGCATTAAGAACATTTACATCTTGTCTTTGCTGAGAAGTAGTCATCGCAGCTTGTTGATTAAAAGTACCTTGTTGTACTTTAATTTGTTGAGCCATTTCAGCAGTCTGAGTAGCAGCTGTTTGTCTATTAGACAAGTTCTGCATTCTAAGTTGCATACTAGATTGAGCTTGTTGCAAGTTAGCTGTTTGTTGATTACTTAAATTTTGTTGTGCTCTTTGTTGTAAAGCACTTGCGTTAGATTGTGCCATTGGTAAAGCACTTTGAATAATAGCATTAAACATAGCGTCTCTACCGACTGTAGATACAGACATTCCTCTAGCAGCTAACTGTTGATTAATTGCATCAACAGCTGGTTTAGCCCATAGTGGAGTTTCTCCATCTTCCATTCCTGCTAATAGTCCTGACATTTGAGTAGATACTAAAGCTTCTATAGGTAAAGCAGCAATAGCAGCTGTTACTTCTACAGGTTGTTCATCTATCTGAGCTTCTACAGTTGCAGGGTCTTCAGCGATTGCAGCAGTTGTTTCTTCTGGAACATCAGCTATAACTCTCATCATGTCAGCAGCAGCTGTAACACGTTCTTTACCCTGTACTGCTTCCATTTGAGCAGCTGCTAAAGTAGGAATACCACCAATTTGTGCAGCGTCCCCTTGAGGTGCAGTTCCTGTAATAGCTCCACGTCCTTTTAAATCTATTGGAGGTGCAGTTCCTAGTTCTTGAGCTATTTTAGTTTTAGCTTCTGCTACTTGAGCTGTTCTAACAGCAGCTTTTTCAAAATTAGGAGTACCATCAATTGTTGTGTCGTTAGCTTCAGGAGTATAATCAGCACCATAATATACAGCTTTAGCAGCTTCTTTTTCTGCAGTTGCTTCTATTATATTTTCTTCTCTTGTAGCTGCCCTTCCTACTTGTGCAGTTCTTGCAGAAGCTTTTTGATACTCTGGAAGCTCTTCAAGCTTTACACCTCTTTCTTGAGCAAGAGATTTTAAAACATTAAGTTCAGCAGTAGTTATTTCTTTACCAGTTCTTGTTACTTCGTCAGCTCTAGTAACAAATTCTTGTTGAACTTTTGTTCCTTTTTGACCTTCAAAAGTTGATGCGTCACTAACAGTTCCAGTTACGTTTGGAGCTAACTCGTTACTAACATCAGTAACTTGAGCTGCATTTGTTTTTTGTGTTAGTGTTTTTTCATCTACTTTAGCTTCTCTTGTAACACTTCCTTGAGCAGCATTAGCATCAGCAATACCAGCTGTATCAGCTGTATAAGTAGCACCTGTTACTTTATCTTTTATTACACCTTTATCTAGTGTGTCTACAGTATCTACAGTTTCACCTTGTACACCTTCTGCAGTGTACTCTTTGCTTGCTATAGTGTTATCTTTCATTGGATTAATTTTCTGAGTAGGTATACGTATAGGATTACCAGCACTATCAGTTTTTATTGTGCCGTCAGAATTCATCTCAAACCCTACTTTTTCAGCAGCAGGTAGTTTATCTGATTGAGGAACGCCTTCACCTTGTGCTGCTCTTTCAATCATTTCAGCACTTCTAGCTATTCTTTTATTTCTTTCTTGAGTAGCTGTAGTGTCTCCCAACATTTGAGCACCAGTAATAGGAGTAGTTCCACCTCCGCCACCTCCGCCGCCTTGAGCATAGCCTATTCTTTTATTAGAACCTTTATTATATTTTTTACGTGTTGTTTTTTTATTTTTCATAGTTATATACTTAGTTTACTTGACTTGGAAGAGTTTGTCAAGTTTTTCTCCAATTTTATCTATCCTATCCATGAGGATTCCCATATCATCTTTTAATTCTGTTTTAGTTACATACTCTCTTGCAATTTCCTCACGGGTTTTGTTTAAAAGTATGTCAAGGCGTTTAGCCTCTTGTGTGTTTTGTTTGATGTTGAGAAGCACAGGAGCTAACACCAGTGTTATGAAGATGTTCCAAAACAAATATGGTGTTACTTCCATAGCTCTAATTAATTTGCTGCGATGTAATCTGTTCCAGTAGTAACTGCTGCAACGTGTGTAGTTTTTAAATTACTTGCTGCTCCTGCTATGTCTGGAGTATCATCATCACTATCAACAGGTGCATATTCTAAAATAATTTCAAGGTGGTCTACGTTTCTTTGAACCATCTCGTTTATTTCAGTTTGTGTCATTCTTTCAACGTCCCAACTTCCAGCTTTTACACCGTCAATTAAGTTTACGCTATCAGTTCCTGCTGATAAACATTCTGTTACTGTTTGTGCCATTCTATTCTCCTTTTTTGTTGTTACCCTTCTAGGGTTGTTATTCTAGTTGTTAATGCTTCTATTAAAGCGTTTTGTTCTTGTATAGCTTTTACAAGCATTGGTATTAATGAAGAAGGACCAATACGTTGTCTGCCGTCAGCATCGTCTTCTTTCCACATATCAAAACCATCTTTTAATTCTGAATGAGCATCAATAGCTGTTTTAATTTCTTGTGCTATAAAACCATGATTAGTGTAATCGTTCATAACACGCTTATCAGAACCTTCTACATACGCTCTTTGTGTATTAGGAATATCTTTTTCTTTTTTCCATTTAAAAGTAACAGGGCGTAAATCTTTTATAAAAGATAATCCTGCGGTAGAGTCAGTAATTTCTTCTTTATATCTTTCATCAGAAGGAGCTGTAATTGAAGTAGCACCAAAAGCAATAGCTGAGTCAGTAGTACCCTCACCAAAACAAAATGATGTATTAGCATTACCTACAGCACCTCTACCCATAACTATTTGATTATGCCCACCAG